AACACGCGGATCAGATCGTCGACGGTGCCGCGGCTGCGGTTGGCCGCAATGCGGGCCCGCAGGTAGTACCGGAAATGATCGTCGTCGGCGCCCGCCCGGGCCTGCCCCACCAGGCGCCCGATCCGGTCCAGCTGCGCGCCGCGGCCGATGCCGTAGGCGGGTGACGTGGCGTCGTCGGTGATGGTGTCGATCGACCATAGCGACAGCATGGCCACCGCAGCAGCCTGCAGCTGGTTCGCGCCCACCCCCAGCATGTCGGCCAGGTTGGGCGCCCACAGGGTGCCCTTGTACTGCTGGTAGACGCGATCGGCCAGTCGCAGCCGCCAGTCCGCTGGGATCGTCAGGGCCATGGGCTACGGGGTGGCGGCCGTGGCCGTGACCGTGATGTTGGCGGGGTCGACGGTGGCGATCTGCCGGTTGGTGATGGTCACCTTGGTGCTGGTGACAGGCGCGGGGGCGGTGCCGATGTACGGCAGCGTCCCGTCCGTGCCGGCGCCGTTGGCCACGCCCAGCAGGCCCTGCGCCGGGGTGGCGCCCGGGGTGGCGGGGATCACAGCGTCGCCTGCTGCGTCGACTTCCTGGGGGCCCTCGAGCACGGCCGCTGCCCAGGCTGCGGCGCGCACGTCGAGGCCGATCGCGTAGCCGGCCATCAGCGTGCCGATCGCAGACTTGGCCGCCGCCTGCACGGCCGCCGCCCCACCCGGCCACGCGCTGGCGTCGTACAGCACGGTCAGCGCGCCGTAGATGGCCACGGGGGTGGGCCGCGAAAACTTGACCACCTGCGGGTTGCCGCTGGCGTCCGTGATCGTCTCGGTGATCGAGCCGCCGGTGTCGATGCCACCACCAGTGGCGCGCCACACCGCCAGGGCCAGCTCGGCGTCGGTGGTGGGTGTCACGCTGGGCGCCTGGATCAGCACCTCGACGCCGTGCGCGGGCACGCCGTCGGCGTCCACCGTGTCGCCGTCGTTGGTGAACACCACGCAGTTTTCGACCTCGGGGATCGCCAAGATCGCAGCGCGGATCGCGTCGGCCGGGCCGCCGCCACTGCCCTGCAGCTGGGCCACCCGCTTGGCGCGCAGCGCCGGCTCCGTCTCGATCGCGCGCCCCAGGTCGGCCGCGTGCAGGTTGTACGCGCTGGTCCAGCCCGCCACCGGGGTGGCAATCGCCGTCAGGGTGCCCGCCGCCGCGGCCAGGGCGCCGGTGGCCTGCGCCTGGTAGGGCACCAGGGCCACAGCCACCGTGCTGGCGCACATCGCACGCCAGCTGACCGTGCCGTCAGTCACCACGGCCCCCACGGCGCCGGTGGGGCCGCTGCCCACGCTGTCAGACACGCCCGCCTCGATCGCCTGCCACACCTTGCCGTCGTTGATGATCAGGGCGTCCACGTCGTAGGCCGTCGACGCCAGCCAGGTGTCGGACACCAGCGCCAGCGTGGCGGCCTCGAGCGACGCGAACCGCGTGCCCGTGGGGTCCACCGCCACCACCCGCCCCACCGGCAGCACGGTGCCCGCGTCACCCATGCAGGTTTCGATCAGGCTGCTGGCCTGCGCCCCTTCCTGCCGCGTGCCCGTCAGCGCGCACAGCTGCTGCAGCTGGGGCGTCACCGCCTGGTCGGGATCGCTGGCGGTGTACAGATCGGCCAGCACCTGCCACAGCCCGCTTTCCACGTCGGTGAGCAGCGCCACTTCCTGGCCCAGCGACGTGGACACCGGGATCGATCCGTCGGCCTCGCTGCCCACGCTGTCGCCGTAGATGCGCTTGAAGGCCGCGTCGAAATCGGCCTTGGACTGCGTGGCGGGCTTGCCGACGAACCCGGCAGGCGTGATGCCGTAGGGACCGCTCATGGGTTCACCGTGCCCTGCACCTGCCCCTCGGTACTACGTGCATCGTATGCAACCGAGGCGCGGCGGGTTTGCTTGTCCACGTCGTAGGCCACCGCCACCACGTCGGTCACGTCGGGCGTGGCCGCGATGGCCTTGGCGATCTCGGGCTTGACCACCAGCGGGTTGGGGTTGGCCACCAGCACGCGGCCCAGGTAGTCCACCCCTGCGTCCTCGTCGAGCCAACAGTCGCCTTTGTACAGCTTGACGTTGCACTCGATCCCCTGCTTCACGGCCTGCTGCCCGTCGGCGCGGCCGTAGTCGCCATTTACCAGCAGGCGCTCGCCGTTGTCGTCAAGCAGGATGTCTCGCACGGGCATGGCTGGCGCCCAGCCTATCACGCCCGGCTGGTGGCGGCGCTCAGTGGCCCTTGGCCTGCGTGGCGCTCGAGGCCACCGTGGCCAAGCCGCCAGCAAGGCCAGCAGCTGCGGCAAACGTGGGCGACGGTGGCGTGCCACCACCACCTGCGATGCCCGCCTCGACTTGCTGCGCCCAGGTGGCCAGGGCCGACTTGGCGGTGGCTGCGTCACCGTGGAGCACCAGCAGCTTGCTGCCCGCCTCGTCGCCGATGCAGATCGTGTTGTCGCGGAAGTGGATGCGCTTGCCCGCCACGCTGCCGGCGGTGGCGTGGTCGGTGGGCGGGTTGGGCCCGCCGGGCATGCCGAAGGGCTGCAGGCCCGGGACGAACACCGCATCGGCCAAGTTGAACCGCGTGTACAACTCGGGGTCCACCTGGGCGCCGGTGGTGCTGGCCAGCCACCTGTCGAGGGACAGCTGGCTGAAGAACAGGGCGCCGGTGGTGCCGTCGGCCTTGCCAGCCACGATCGGCACCGTGAACGTAAAGCCCCCCGCCGACAGGTAGGACACCGCCACGTTGGTGATCACGGGCATGGGGGTCACCACCAGGGCCCCCGTTTCGTCGCGGTGGAAGTCGTTGACGAGGGGCAGCACGTCGACCACCTGCTGGCCGTTGGCGTTCACCTCGGCGCGCACGACGCGGCCCGGCACCATGCTGCGCACCGCCTCGGCGATGATCGCGCGGGCTGCACGCTGCAGCAGCTCGGGCGTGGTGACGCCGCGGGTCGATTCGTTGTCGTCGGCCAGCACGTCGTCGGCCATCACGTCACCGTCGCGGTTGGATCCTGCACCGCCTCATAATCCGTGTACCAGTCGCCCCCCAGGGTGTCGAAGGTGCTGACGGTCTTGCGCAGGGCGAAGATCGCGTTGTAGCGCTCGCTGCGCAGGTGCACGCGGCCACCGGGGCGCACGTCGGTGCGCAGCAGGCTGCGGAACTTGAGCGCACCGGGCTTGCCTGGCTTCTCGGGGCTGCCCATCTCGGGGCTGCCGATCAGCCCCGTCTCGGGCGAGATCAGGGGCACGCCAGTGGCCAGCGACTGCCCAGGGGCCAGGATCTGCACCTGCCCGTCCTGCACGCTGTACCTGTAGCCCACCGCCCGCAGCACGCGCTCGAGTTCGCTGGCCGCAGCACCGTGCGCCGTCCACCCGTTGAACAGCACGCGCTGCAGGTTGGGCAGCTGCGCGCCCACGTTGCCCAGGGCCAGCCCCATGGCGTCGGCGCAATGCTGGACCACCTGGGCCACCGTGGTGCCCGCGGCGAACGATTCGGACGCCCTGGCGTACCGCATGGCCCGCTCGCCGTCGCCGCACTTGATGATCGTCACCATGTCGGCGCCGTCGCGCTTGTGGTCGGTGGTGCGGCTGTCGCCCAGGAACAGGCGCGCCAGGCCCGCGTCCCGGTACCCGGTTTCCACCAGCACCCGCAGCCCCTTCTGTTGCAGCTGGCTGCGCGTCGTCGGGGCCAGGTTGTACACGGTCAGCTCGGCCGTGTTGGGCTCCTTCTGGTTCGACTTGGTGATCTTGCCGACGACACGGAGCCCAGGGTTGCCGCTGTCGTCGCCCCCGTTGATCACCAAAGTATTGGCCTGCGGGTCGGTGTCGCTGAAGCTGCCCGACGGCTTCGCGATCGACAGGCGCGCCAGGCGCCCGAACAGCAGGCTGCCGTCCCTGGGGTCGGTGGCCACTACGTCAGCCCCAGCGCCGCCGCCTCGGCCGCGGGCATGTAGATCAGTTGGCAGCGCGCGCCTGCGCCCAAGTCGCCCAGCCCCGGGTTCACGCCCTGGCCGCTGGTGTCCTGCAGCAGAAACACGCCCGGGGGCGTCCGCAGGGCTTGGATGCGCGACAGGTACAGCGGCCAGTCCACCACCAGCCGCGTGTCACCCATGAGCGCCGGCAGCGTTGCGTCCTGCCCCAACACGCGCAGGTACCAGCTGCCGTCCGTCTCGTTCCACTGGAAGTGCAGCACGCACTGCACGCCGTCGAGGGTTTCCGACACGTCGAAGGCCGGCACCGGCGGGGTGGCAGGCGCCGGCAGGTTGACGATCACCGACATGGGCTAGGTGCCTCCCAGCGACTTGGGCAGGATCCGGCGCAGCGGATCAATGTCGCGCTCCACGGGCGTGGTGCTGCCCTGGCCTGCCTTCTTTGTCGGCTGGCCCTTGGGGTCGCGCGTGCGCACCGTGCGGGTCAACTTGTTGCGCACCAGCTTGATGCTGATCATCGTCAGCGTGAAGGCCACCGCGTTGGCTGACTTCACGTCGATGCTGCGCGTCACGTTGGTCACGCCCATGTTGACGTAGAAGCCGCCGATCGTCTCGGCGTCGATCAGCGCGGGCGTGTCCTGCAGGTCGTTCAATTGCTGCCACAGCGCGTCCGCGTCGGCGTAGCCCTGGCCCACCGGGGTGCGTGACGCCATGCAATCGAGGGACACCTGCCGGGGTTCGCTGCGCGCGTGGTCGGTGATCGGGCTGCCCTGCTCGACGGGGCTTTGCGTGAACGTGACGGGCAGCCCGTGCTGCTCGCGCAGGCACACCACCACCGCAGGCTCGCTGCCCGCTGGCGGCAGGTACAACACCAGCGGCTTGCTGATCAGGTCGGGCGAAGGCTGGGGGGCGCTGGGCATGGGCTACTCCACTGCCGGCAGCGACGCAGCCGCTTCCTCGTTGCAGGTGCTGATGCGCTCGTCGCAGATGGCCGCCACGCGCTGGGCGAAGCGCTCGCCGTCCTCGCCTGGCTGCTGCGTCACTTGGATGGTCTGCTGCACGGTGGTGCGGGCCGCGCCAGGCGCCGGCAGGTGCTGCGCCCCCAGCGTGGGGCTGTTGTAGTTGGCGCCGCTGCCCTGCAGGTAGGCGAGGCTGGGGTTGTACTTGTTGCGCTCGTCCATGGGCACGTAGCCGGGCACGTTCGCCAGCTCCTTGCCCACCCGGGCGGTGCGGTAGGCCACGCCGACGGGGTTCAACTGCAGCACCTTGCCCCACCACGTCGTCGCGCTGGTCTTTTCAAAGGCCTCGCCAAGGTGGCGCATCTTGAAAATCAGCTCGTCGAGCTTGTCGGCCATGGCCAGCGCCAAGCGCGCGCCCTCGCGCAGCACCTTGACGAACCACGGATCACCGATGCCGGGGTCGGCCACGAACTTTTGCAGCGCCGCCCGGGCCCGGTAGAACAGCTCCCCGATCGCGCTGTCCTTGCCCTCGGCCCACCGCGCAAGGCTGTTGAACACCAGCACGATGCCCGACACAGCCGCGGCAATGGCGACGAACGGCGCCGCCGCCGCCGCCCAGGCCGCCGCCGTCGACACAGCTGCAGCCACCGCTGCGGCGTTCATGGCCACCAGCGCCGCCGTCAGGCCAATGGCCACCACGGTCAGCGTGGTGGTGTGCGTCGACAGGTCGGCCAGCACCGACGTGACGAACAGGAACGCCTGCGTGACGGCCTTCACGGCCCGCAGCAGCAGCCCCAGGCTGGCGGTGATGCGCTGGCGCAAGACCGCGGCGTTGGCCTTGCGCCACTCCAGCACCTGCTTGACCAGTTCGCTGATCGCAGGCACCAGCGGCGCAATGGCGCCACGCCATAGGCCCGTGGCGATCAGCTGCAGCCGGCGCAAGTTGTCGTTGATCTCCTCGCTGCCCTTCTGCGCGTCGCTGCCCATGACCAAGCCCAGCTCGCGCGCCTCGCGCCGCAAGTCGGCCAGGCCGTCGGCGCCCTCGTTGAGCAGGGGGATCATGCGCGCGCCGCTGCGCCCGAACAGCTGCATGGCAAGGGCCGTCTTTTCGGCGCCGTCGGGCATCTCGCCGAACTTGGCGGCCACGTCGCCCAGCACCGCGTCGGCGTCGCGCAGCCTGCCCTTGCTGTCGGTGATCGCCACGCCTGCCTTGCGGAACGCCTTGGCCTGCTCCTCGCTGCCACCCCGGGCGGCGCGCATGGTGCGCGTCAGGATCGCGATGCTGCCGTTCAACTCCTGCGTCGACAGGTCGGCCAGGCCCGCCGCGTACTGCAGTTCCTGCAAGGCCTCGCTGTTGATGCCCAGGGCCTGGCTGGCCTTGCGGGTGGCGTCGCCGTACTCGAGCGCTTCCTTGACGTTTTCCTTCAGCGCGTCGACGGCCTTTTCGGCCCACTCCACCAGCAGGCCCAGCCCCGCCTTGAGGCCCTCGACAGCCGCCGCGCCCTTGGCGTAGCTGTTCCATTCGACCTCGAGGCCCAGCTTGGCGGCCAGTTCGCGGATAACCATGGGGGCCAGTCTACTCCAACGGGCCCAGGGTGCGCTGCGGTGGGTGGTAGGGGTGTCGGTGCGGGCGGGGTGCTGCGGGGCTACTGCAGGGGCAGCTGGTGCGGCTTGGGGCTACGACAGCGCCACGCCGTCGTTCGCCACTACCTGCCAGCGCAGGGCGTCGCCGACGATCTGCACGCCTTCCAGCTCGATGAAGTCGCGCGCCAGGCCGAAGGTCATGATGGTGTTGCCAGTCTGGTTGATGCCCTGCGCGACGGTGATCACGCGGTCACCACCCACGCGGGCGTACATCATCAGGCGGATGCGCTGGCCCACGAAGGTGGGGATTGCCAGGGTGTTGGTTTCGGCCGCGGCCGTGGTGATGGGCATGAAGTAGCTGAAGCCCACGGGCAGCGCGTTGCCGGTGCCCACGTCTGCGATCACCGGGCACGGGTAGCCGATGCCCTTCCGCCCGATCCCGTCCTGAATGATGATCAGCCCCGTGGTGCCGACGGTGGGGGCGCTGGTGGTGGCGTTGGCCCAGGTGGTGCCGCCGTAGGTGGTGCCCTTGCGCACGTAGAAGCTGCTGCCGTTGACCATCTCGGCCGACTGGTCCCAGCCCGACCACCGCGTCAGCACCCACGCCACGCTGGTGCTGCCCAGGTTGGTGACGCGGTACAGGCCGTTTTGCGCGCCGGTGGTCTGCCCCACCAGCAGCACGAACATCCCCAGGTAGGGCGTCACGCCGTCGATGGTGCCCAGGGCGCCCGCCGACGACTTGGTGAGGGTGGCGCCCACGCCGCTGGTGCCGTTGGCGTAGGTGCCCGCCAGGTTGCTGGCCTGCACCACGTCGGCCCACAGCGCCGGGGCAGCGCCGAACACCAGGCGGAACAGGTAATTGATCAGGGCGAAGATCGGGTAGTAGAAACCATTCCCGATGCCGTTGAAGGCCGCGGCGACCAGCGCGTTGTACAGGCGTGCGAACATGGGATCTTCTCCTTGGCCCCCCAGGTCTTCCCCGGGGTGTTGTCGCCCCTGATGCTATCAGGGCCGCCTGCGGGGCGCTACTTGCCGCCGTTGGCCCTGGCGCGGGCCTCGGCCACAGCGGCCTCGTGCGCGTCAAGCAGGCGCCCCCAGCGCAGCACGTCAGGGCGTGACAGCTGCCGCAGCTCGCCGATCTTGCACCAGCCCGCGATCACCAGCCGCTCGCCGTCCCAGCGCTCGGCCAGCTCGTGATCTAGCTGGTAGCGGACGGCACCTGCTGCGCCAGCGACTTGGCGCGGCCGAACAGGCCGAAAAAATCGGGGTAGTTCACCCCCAGGGCGAAGCCCAGCAGGCGCAGGCCGTCGACGGTGCGGCCCCGTAGCATCTGCCCGATCAGGTCGGGCTGCCCGGGGACGGTGGCGTACAGGGGTTGCCCGTTCATGGTGCAGCCCTGCAGCAGCGTGCGCCGCAGGTGGCGCAGGCGCTCGGCGGGCAGCGCGTCCGCGATGTCGGCCACGATGGCCGAGGCCTCGGCCAGGGCCGGGCTCTTGGCGAAGGCGCCCACGTCGAGGTTGGCCACCAGCTGCGCCACGTCCACCTCGGCAAGCTCGACGGCACCGCCCTGCATGTCGACGGCGGCGCCGACCAGCACCGCCACCAGGCGCGCCACGTCGGCAACGACGGGGGCCAGCAGGGGCAGCAGATCGCAGGTGGTTTCGTAGTCGAGCAGCGACACCTTGAACGTGTCGCCACCGATCACGATGGTGGTGTTAGTTGCCATGGTGTCCTCGGGGGTGCTGCGGGGTGGTGGGCCTGCGGGCCCTGGTGCTAGGCGTTGGAGGTGAGGCCACCCGCCTTCATGCGCAGGTTGGCCACGCGGATGCGGAAGGTGCGCCCCGCCTGCTCCTTGCCGAATTCGCCGTCGGCCACCTTCTCGACCCACGCCTGGGGGCCCACGGCGATGGTGGTGCCGTTGGTGTCCTCCAGCTGCACCGCCTTGAACTGCTTGGTGGCCAGGAACAGGTTCACCTGCGCGGACAAAAAGTCGATCGACGGGCTGCCCTGCGTCAGCTCGATTTCGAACGTGCCGCGCTGGTCGTTGCTGACGACGACCACCACGCTGCCATCGGCGCCCACGTCGTCGGTGGTGGCGGCGCTGTCGTAGCTGGCCTTGATGCTGTTGCCGCCGACGATGACGGTATCGTCGAACGTCAGCACGACGTTCGTGAAGTCGAACACCTTGGCGGGGACGGGCGGGACGGCTCCCATGGGGCTGCTCCTCGGTGCGCGGTTGCTACTGCGTCACGTTGACGTGCACGTCGATCGTGCGGATGGCGCCGGCCAGCTTCCAGTCGGTGCTGACGCCCGACAGCGCCCGGGTGTTCTCGTCGAAGCTGTCGGTGTCGCTGACAGGCGGCACCGTCACCACGTAGGGCTCGGTGACGTTGGGCGGGTCGTAGGGATCGGGGCTGATGACGCCCTGCTGGATCCCCAGCTCGTTGCGGTTGGCGATGGCGCCGCGCACCTTGCTGCGGCCCTGGGCGGTGTTGGCCACCTTGAGGCTGGTGATCTCCAGATCGATCAAGTCGCCCTGCAGGTTGACGGCGTACCAATCGAGGTTGATCACGTTGTCGATGAAGCCGTACAGCGTGCTCTCCACCTGCCCCAGCCCACCGTCGACGGCCACCCCGCCCAGCAGGTAGCAGAAGCCCGCGCGCCGCGCCTTGATGTTGGTCTTCTGCGTGGTGGTGTAGTGGAAGGCCGCCACGCCCTCGTAGGTCTTCAGCGACCACTGGTAGCTGCCCGGATCGCGCGGCAGGAAGTAGCCCAGCTTCGCGGCGTCCATCCACTCGTAGTCGCGGGGGTGGAACAGGCCGCTGACGTAGCGGTAACCCGCCTGCGTCAGCACCGCCAGGCAGTCGGTGCCGCTGCCCTCGGTGGTGGTGGCGCTGGCGGTGTCCGACATGGCCACCACCAGCAACCGGCCGTTGCTGTTGCACCAGGCCGCGGCGCCGGTGCTGGGGGTGCTGATGATCGCCTTCGACTTGTGCAGCAGCTGCAGCGCGTACCACGTGCTGTCCGCGTCGAGCAGCAGCGCCAGGTCGGCGGCCACGCCCGCGTCGGCGGTCACGTCGGTCAGCGTCATCAGGTTGCTGACGGCCAGCGGGTCGGTGCTGGCGATCGGCTCCCAGGCGAACCAGTAGCCCGCCACGTCGCCAGTGCCAACGAGGATCTTGCTGCCGGCGCTGCCCGACAGCGTGGCGGTGTGGTTGGCGGCGGGGGCGGCCAGCGCGTTGATCGCGTTCATCAGGTTGTACACGATGGCGTCGTTGCTGCCGACGCCCGCGCCACCGGCGCCCGCGTACATCCAGTGCACGGTGCCGTCCGTGATGTCGGCCGCGGTGCCGGTGGGGCCACCAGCGCCCGCGCTGGTGCCGGCGGTGATGCACACGTACAGCTTGCCGGTGTCGTTGGTCACCAGGGCGCCCTGCGCGTAGGCGTGCGCCGCCTGCCACGCGGCGCTGGCCACGTTGGTGTAGCTGACGGACTGCAGCACGCCGTCGCAGTAGACGTTGATCTCGTAGTCGGCGCCCACGGTGTTGACGGCCACGCCGACGTTCTTGATCTGCGTGGGCTTGTTCGCGGCCTTGCCCACCACCACGCGCTTGGGCTTGATGGGCTGCCCGAACAAGGCGGTGGCCGCCTGGTACTCGGGGGTGGTGCTGGCGAAGTCGACTTCCAGATCGGCCAGGCTGGCGTAGTCGCGGGTCAGCTCGGGGCTGGCCCAGGCGTTGCCGGTGTCGCTCAGGATCAGCGACACCCCGAAGCCCTGCCGGCTGATGCCGCCGCCGGTGAGGCTGACTTCGACCGTTACGACATCGTTCTCGTTGGCCATGGGCTCCTCACGCCTTGCGGTTGCGAGCCTATCACTGCAGCAGGGCGGGCACTAGGGGGCGGTGATCGGCACCGTGATCGCACCCGGTGCACCACCGACGTGGGCGTCCAGCGTCACGCTGGCGATGTACGCCACCCATTCGCGCAGGGCCTGGGCGGGCATGCGGCAGCGCACGTCACACGTGGCGCGCCCACGGAAGCCTGCAGCCACGATCGTGGGCAGCCACTGCACGGGCCCAGGGTCGAAGGGCACCAGGCCCACAGCGGCCAGCGCGTTGCGCGTGGCGGGCAGGCGCATGCGCCCCACGATCAGGTTGCAGCGCTCGAGGGCCGTCACCTGCGCCAGCTGCTCCACCACCGCGCTGCTGTACACCTGCAGCTGCAGGGCTACCTCGCGCGTGCCGCCCAGCGTCACTTCGATCTCGCCACCGGGTGCCACGTAGGCCCAGCGCACCGTGCCGTCCACAATCGCGCTGCCGGTGCCGGTGGGCCCACCCGACGCGGCGCTGGTGCCGGCAGTGGTGCAGCTGTAGGTCTTGCCGCTGTCGTGCAGCACGCGGTCGCCCAGGGCGTAGGCGGTGGACGCGGCCCAGGCGTCGATCGGGCGTTCCACCGTGTAGTCGATGTCCACGGTGATGGCGCTGCCCAGCGACATGGCCACGTAGTCGCCTGCGGGCTGGTCCGCATTCTGGTACTGCCACACCGCAGTCACGCCAGCTGCGGCCTGCACGGCCGCCTGCACGCCCGCCCACACCTGCGCCGGTGTCGGCCGCGCAGCCACTAGCCCACCGCCTGCGCCAAGCACGAGTAGAAATCAGCGACGCCCGGGTGCCGCCCCACCTGCTGCACCTCGTACTGCAGCCCGTTGTAGGTGATCCGGTCGGCCTGGTAGGCGCCCTCGCCTGCGCCTTCGCCCTGCTGGCCGCCGGTGCGCAGCTGCGTGGTGGTGAAGATCTTGATCGTGGCGACGCTGCGCCGCAGCTCGGGCAGGCGCTCGAGGTCGCGGCCACTGGCCTGGTAGATGGCCGCGGTGATCTGCAGGGTGGTGGGGGTGCCAGGCACCGCCACGCCGCTGGCGAAGGTGCCCGCGGGGGTGCGCGTGACCGTGTAGGTGCCGGTCGACAACGACGAGATCAGCGCGGCTGTGTCCAGCGTGATGGGCACCAGCGCAGCCTATCACCTAACGGCCCCGGGCGGCGCGCCGTGTCGCGCGGCGCGCCGCCCGGGTACCACCCGAGGGAGGGCCACCATGGCGGGGTGCCCAGGGCCATGGGGCCCTATGGGCCGCGGCCTGTCAAGTAGCGGTGCGCTTTCTCGACGGTGCCGAGGAACACCGCCCAGGTGATCGCGTTGACGGTGGCGCCGGTGTCGACCAGGGGGCGCGCCTGGGCGATGGCCTTGGCCCGCTTGGCGCCCTTGCCGCGTGCCTTGCGCTGGGCCGTGTAGGGCGCATTCGGCGGGGGCACGCCTGGGCCCTGCGTGATCGTGTTGCGGATGCCCGTCGCCAGCTTGGCGCCCAGGATGTTGAGCGCCGCCTCGACAGTCATCCGGTGCTGGTGCACCACCACGTCCAGCAGCTTGGCCGCGGCGCGTTCCAACTCGGGCCGCATGTTGTCGAAGGTGCTGCGGTGCGCAGGCCGCGCAGGGATAAAGCCGTCGTCGGTGCCGAACTCGTTGACGACGGCCGTTTCAGCGATCGTCAGTGGCGACGCCAGCCCCGTGTCTGGGTCGGTGTGGTGCAGGCCGCCGCGGCTGTCGTTGCCCAGGATCCCCACCTTGGCGTAGGCGCCTTCGGCCAGCTGCCGCGCCGCGGCCATGGTGGCCTTGAAGCCCCGATCCTTGTCCACCACCTTGCTGCGCATTGCACACCGTGCAGGGCTACACGGCCCAGCGGCCACGCCTGTGGCGCATGCCCAGCAGCCGGCCCAGCAGGGTGGGCTGCAGTTCGTACCTGCCGCCGCGCAGCACGTCGCCGCTGATCGTGACGCGGCCCAGCCACGTGGCAGGAAACGACAGCAGGCGGACGCCCCAGGGCGCGATCACCACGCGGTGCCCCGCCAGCAGGTTGTCGGCCTGCACCCGGGCCACTACGTCACCAGGCCCAGCGTGGCCACCGTGCTGCGCGCCAGGGCCATGAACGCGCGCCCCATGGTGGTCAAGCTGGTGTCGCTGTCGCCCTGCAGTGCCGCGTAGCTGCGGGACAGCTCGCCCACCGTCTCGCTGGTCACCTGCCCGTGCCCCTGCAGCCGGGCCAGCTGGCCGAAGTGCGCCGCCAGGAAGCGCCGCCCGTCGTCCAGCAAGTCGCCCCACAGATCGGCGTCAGCCACCAGCCGATCGGCGAGCGTCAGCCAGGCGCGCTGTTCCGCCGCGGTGGCGGTGGCCAGCTCGGGCGCCACGTCCACCACGCTGCCCGCGTCCGGCCCCGCATAGGCCCAGGTGACGGTGCCGTCGGTGATCGCGCTGTCGGTGCCCGTGGGGCCGCCGCTGGTGGCGCTGGCGCCCTTGGCCGTGCACCTGTAGACGTTGCCGCCGTTCACCACCCGGTCGCCCACAAAGTAGGCCGTCGAGAAGGCCCACGCGGCGCCGGCCCAGGTGATCGCCATGGGTTACGCCCGCTCGGCGTCGGCGCGCGGGTTGATGCGCTGCAGGTGGGCGCGCAGCGCCTCGGCCACCACCGGGCGGCGCTCGATCTTCAGCAGCGCGTCCACCAGCTGCAAGTCGAGGATTTCGGGCACCAGGGCCCGCGCCTGGTCGGGCGGCACGTCGGCCAGGGGGGTGGTGCGGCTGGCCACCAGCGGCCCCTCGGTGAGCGGCGGGCGCCCCGCGCGCTCGCGCCTGCGGTTGGGGTGCGGGTCGTCGGGGATCAGCTCCACCAGCAGCGCGTGGCGCGCGCCGCGCACCACGTCGTCGCCCTCGCCCTGGTCGGCGTTCTCGTCCTTCCAGCGGGCCCACAGCTTGGCGTCCACCACGTTGAGGCCGGGGGCCAGATCGATCTGCGGCCCGGGCACCAGCGTGTTTGACACCGGGGACACCTGCCCGCGCAGCTTCAGGATGCGCAGCCGGGCCTCATTGTTGGTGATCAGGATGAACCGCTTGCTGCCCTGCCCCTGCTTGGCGGGGGCCTTCTCGGTGGTCGTGTCAGCCATGCGGCCACCCTATCACCGGGCCCCGGGCAGTTGCAATGCGGCACAAAAGCGCGGGCCCCATCGACGATCGACGCCGACGGGGCCCGCAGGTGTAGCTGGTGGGGTGCGCGCTGCGCTAGATGGTGCCGCCGCTGCTCAGGCTGCAGCTGAGCGGGTAGTGCAGCACCAGGCCCGCGGTCTTGGCCACCACGTCCTGCTCCGTCTCGAGGCCCTGCGTGCTGGGCGCCAGCGGGGTGGCGTCCATGGCCAGCACGTGCTCGAGCATGCGCGGGTCGCGCTTGTACGCGGCCATGATGTCGATGCCGCCGCTGCCGCTGCCCGCCGCGTACTGCCAGGGGATCACGTCGATCTGGTGCCCCGCCTCGCGGCGGGTGCGCAGGAAGAACGAGAGGATCGTCTCGCCCGACACGTCCGACATGCGGCGCTGCAGCTGCGTCTCGAACTGGCTGATCGGCACGATCAGGGTGTCGGGCCGGTGCACCTCGTAGGTGCTGGCCACCTGCCCGCCGACGATGCCGTTGAGATCGGCCAGCACCTCGTCGGGGGTCTTGGTGGACCAGGCGGTGCCGCCCGCGGCGCCGGTGGCGACGGTGTAGGCGGTGGCGTTGGCGTTGTTCAGCAGGCCGGTGATCCCCACGTCGGCCTCGACTTCCAGGCCGAAGCCGGCGCTGGTGATCACCGACGCGGTGCCGAACGCGGCGATCAGGTCCAGCTTCTTCTCGATGGCCTCGAGCGCGGCGCGCATCGACTCGCCCACCAGATCGAACGGCTGGCCGTTGGCCAGGGCGGCGCCGATCGCGAGCAGCTCGAAGTAGCTGTACACGATCTTGACGCCGATGCCGTAGAACCGCTGATAGATCTCCGTCTGGAAGACGTTGGCGCGGGGCAGGTCCAGCGCGGCGCCGGGGGCCAGCAGGCGGGCCACGCCGGTGCGGGTGAGCAGGTGCCACTTGTACGTCTCGTCACCCGGGTTCCCCTTCACCTGGGTGGGGATGAACAGGCGCGCCTTGAGGGGCGGCACCAGGGTGGCCCACACCTGCTTGTCGATGTAGGTGAGCGCCAGCGTGGTGAACGCCGACTCGGCCGCGTCGAAGCGGGCACGGAATCGCCCCTGCGCGGCGTCGAAGCGGTTGTCGCCACCGATGCGCGCGGCAGCCGCTGCCAGCCACCGATCGCGGGTGTACGCGGGGACCAGCCCGTTGACGTGGAATACCTGCATCGTTCGCTCCTGTCGGTGGGTGCCGCGCCCCAGCTGGTGGTGCCCCGTGCTACCAAGAACCCGCGGGCTGCCGGGGTGGGCGCCCCCAGCCCCTGGCGGGGATCAGCCGCCAGGGTGCCCGCGTGAGGCCTACGGCTTGATGTCGGTGTTGAAGTCCAGCTCCGCGATCTTGGTGCCGTCGGCCGCGGTGAACACCCCGCTGCGGAAGATGCACTGCTTGGTGGTGTCGACCACGTGGCCGTCGTCGGTGTGGCGGAAGGTGCCCACCTTGGTGTTGCTGGCCCCGTCCGTCTCGAAGCGCCAGTAGGCGCGGGTGACGTTGGGGGTGATCGCGGTGTCGGCGTCCACCTGCACCCACGCGCGGCCCTTGGTCACCACCTCGAACATGGTGTTGGGGATGTAGCCCGCCGGGGTGCTGGCCTGGTCCAGCTCGCCGAAGCTGCCCGGGGCGTAGGCGCTGTTGGCCGCGGCCACGCCCATGAACACGCTGCTGGACGCGGTGGGCAGCAGCGCCGTGCGCTGGCCCGTGCCCGGCTTGACGCCGAGGCCCGGCTGGATGTTGGCGCTGGCCTCCTTGTTGGCCACCGACAGGCTGTCCAGCCGCTTGGTGGTCAGGCCCTGGAAGGCGATCGGCTGGCCTGCGGCGTTGATGCTGGTCTGCGGGCTTCCCATTGGCTGCTCCTGCTTGGGGTTGGCGGTTGCCTGGTGCTGGGGTGGGGGCTACTTGCCCGCGACCACCGGCTGCTGCTTGGGGTTGCGCCAGGCGTTGGCCTTGGCGTCGGCCGCGTCGGCGTAGCCCTTGGGGGCGCCCTGGCCGTCCTTGTGGGCGCCGGTGCCGGTGTTGCCCAGCATGGCCTGCCGCAGCTTCTCGCCCTCGGTGAGCCCGGCGGCGGCGGGCTGCGCGTCGGCGCGCTTCACCTCGGCGGTGTACAGCAGGCCCACGGCCGCGGCGTCCAGCTTGTCCACGCCGTCGACGTGCGGGGCCAGCTTGGCCACCACGGCCCGCCGGATCTCGAGGTCCGACTTGCCGTCCAGCTTGACGTCGGCCCCCAGGTACTTGGTGGCGGTGCCCAGCAGGGTGGCGCGCGCCTTGGCGCGGGCCTCGCCGCTGCGGCGCAGGCTGTCGGTGCGGCGCTGCTGCGCGGTGGCGCGGGCGGCGGCGCGGGCGTCCGCGCGCTGCTTGCGGCCCGCCGCGTCGGCCTTGGGGTGATCGGGGTTGGCGGTCGTCTCGACGGCTTCCTCGGCCGCCGACTCGCGATCGGGGACGCCGCTGTCGGCTTCCTCCTCGACGGCCGCCAGATCCTCGTCGGGGTGCGGCTGGCCTTCCGCCGCGGGCAGGCCCTTGATCGCGTCGAGCAGGCGCAGGCTGCCGGCGCCGTCGCAGTAGTCGCACTTGGCGTCACCGTCGATCTTGCCGGTGCCCCCGCACTCGTCGCAGGCCATCATGCGGGCCTTCATGGCGTCGAGGTGGCTGCGCACCTTGCCCAGCACCACGCCGAACCGGCGCTTGATGCCGTCGCGGTGCTTGGTGATCGCCACCACCTGCTGCAGCGCCTCGGCCTTGGCCTTGTCGGCCGCGTCGGCACGGGCCACCGCTGCAGCCACGGCCTGGTCGATGGCCTGCTGGATGATGCTGGTGTTGGCCTCGGCCACGTCGAAGCGGTGATCACCGATCTTGATCTGCACGGGCATGGGCGGCTCCGGGGTTGCAGGTGGGGATGCGTTGGACGCTATCACGGCGCCCTGCGCGGATGCAAACGGGGGGCAGGCGTTGCCTGCGCTGTCGAGACGGATGCGCGCCTGTGCACCAGCGCGCGCCTGATCGACGATCGCAAGGTGGTTGTACCTGCGGTCGCGCTGCTGGGCGTCGTACTCGCCCAGAGTGGGGTGCGTGCCCGGTGTCTCGTCGAGGTCGCATTCGTAGCCCCAGGACATTTCCTGGCGGCCCGCCTCGATCGCTCGGATGGTGTCGGCGTCCGTCACCATGATCGGTGCCGCCAGCAGATCGCCATCGGCGCGGATGTGCTCGCCGACGCTGCCGACTTGGTAGTGGCGTGCGGTGTCGGCGGTGAGCAGGGCGTCGGGGTGGCGGTTGGTGAGGGGCACCAGGGCGGCGCTGGCAATGCTGGCCGCGTCGAACAGCACCTCGGGCGTCACCAGCTCGCGGCGCACCCTGCCGTCGGGCATGTCGTACAGCAGGATCCCCACCTTGGCGGTGTGGGCCTCGGCCCGCAGGTAGCCCTCGGGCGTGCGCACTGGCCGCGCCAGCGTGCCGCCGTCGTAGCGCCGCACGCGGCTCATGGCGTGGCGTCCATGCGCGCCACCAGCCGCCCCAGGCTGCAGGTAACGCAGGCACCGCGGGGGCCCAGCTGGCCACCGCACACGCTACAGGTGGGGGCGCTGGCCAGCGTGGCAGGGCGGGGCGGGTCCTTGCGGACCACCTTGCGCTGCGGCTGGCTGTTGGGCTGCTGCACGATCGCGATGGTGCATCGTGTGCAACCCGCGGTCAACCGCCTGCGCTGTCGGGCTCCTGCAGCACGTCGAAGATCGGTTCCGGGTAGCACCTGCACAGGATGCCGTCGCCGGGGTTGCCGTCCTCGCCCTCGTCGGTGCCGCCGCCGTCGGGCGGCTGATCAAAGCGGCAGCGCGTGCCGTCAAGGGCCGCGTGGTTGTCACGCACGCGGCCGTCGCCCACCGTGCGCCAGATGTACTCCTCGACGCCCAGGTCCACCAGGCGCGCCTGCAGCATGTCGGCCTGCAGTGACAGCACCTGATCACGCGCGATCCGCTCAGCGTCGCGGTCCGACATGCCATAGCGATCGGTGAACTCGTCGGCCAGGGTGTTGGGGTGCGTGCCGCCCTCGAAGGCGTCCAGCACGTCAAGGCGCAGGCGATCGAAGTACCGATCGGGCACCGTCTCGATCAAGTCGATGTTCTCGGCGGCCCACCCGTCAAGCTGGTCGCGGTACTTGCGCTCGATGGCCGACAGCGGCACGCCGATCGCGCTGCGCAGTTGCTGGTCCAGCTGCTCGCGGGCGTGCGCCTCGGTGCGCTTGCCGAACTGCAACACCACCGCGTGCAGCTCGTCGGGGGCGAACACGTCAGCGAAGGCGCGGGCTGCGCGCTCGATCGCCAGGGCTGCGCGCTTGCCCTGCTCGCTGGCTGCGGCCAGCTGGGCCGACAGCTTGGCCGCCAGCTTGCGCAGGCGCTCGGCCTCGGCCTTGGCCTGGGCGGCGCCGACACCAGGGCCACCACGCGGCGGGGGCGGCGCTGTGGGTGGGCGCCTGCGTGCGTCGGCGTGCGTGCCGCTTGGTGGGAACAGCTGCAGCAGCACGTTATGCGGTGCCGGCGGCCCCGACAGGTTGGCGGCCACGTCGGCGGGCAGCCCTGCCGACACGTCGACAAAGCGCCAGGCGCTGCACTCCTGATCGGGATCGAAGTAGCCCGTAGGCGCGCCCCGCACCGTGCCGGTGTACAGCCACAGCTGCACGCCGTCGGGGTTGGCCCAGGCGTCGGCCAGCGCCAAGTCGGGGCAGGTGAGGTTGGTTTCCTCCTCAAGCTCGCGGCCTGCACCACGCAGCGGGCTTTCCCCGGGCAGTAGGTGGCCACCGGGCAGCGTCCATGCGCCACCGCTGCGGCGCCGCCCCAGCAGCAGCTGCCCGTGGTCGTTCCACGCCAGCACCAGCGCCGCCCTGGTGGCGGCCTTGTCGCGGTGCGACCACCCGCGCACCACCACGGGCGTGGTGTCGGGCTGGCTGTCGGTGTGGCCGCGGGCCGCCCGGTGCATCTCGAGCGCGTGCAAGATCTCGGGGGCCTCGCGATCGAAGCAGTCGCGGGCCACGTCGCACACCAGGCGGCGCAGCGTGGCGTGGTAGGCGTTCTCGATCAGGCGGGGCTGCTGGGGCTTGGGGATCCTGCCAACGCGCCGCCTGGGCCGCTGCGCTGGGGCTACAGCGCGCAGCTGGCGGATCAAGGCCAGGGTGGCGGCCCGGTTGACGGCGTGGCGGGTCACTTGCCTGCCGCGATGGCCTTTTCCAGCGCGCCGAACGACTTGATCTTGCGGCCCTTCAGCTCCTTGACGATCGCGGTGTACTCGGGATCGCCTGCGCCGCGGTTGGCCTTGGCCAGCCGCGCCAGCCGCACCGACAGCTGGCTCAGCGTCGCCTGCTTGAGCGATCCGCCGCCGTTGCCTTCGCTGCCACCTTCGCCACCGCCACCCTTACCGACGAACTGGCCGCCGTCGGGCGTGCCTGCCGGCGCATGCTCGGGTTCGTCAAGGTGCCACGTCGACGGGTCGGCCGCGTCGTCCTCGTCGGGCAGATCGTCACCGCGGCGCACCAGGGGCCGCCCACCGGCCCCCGTTTCCGTCACCGTGCTGGGCGTGGCCTGCGGGTCACCCGTCATTGGGTCGCTGGGCATGGCCGTCATTGGCGGCACCGTCACCGCACCGGCGCCGGTGGTGGGGTGCACCTCGGGCGAGGCCTCGCTGGCGATCAGGCCGTTGGGCTGCTGCTGGGCTGCGTTGGCTGCGGCAGCTGCAGCCGGGGTGCCCTGGGGCGGCCCAGGCTGGTGCGGCGCGCCACCGGGCACCGCAGGCGCACCAGGGGGCCGCGGCGGGGCGATGGCGGCACTGGCTCCGCGGCGGGCGTCCATGTCGAGCACGATCGGCCCGGGGTTGTACTCCACCCCGCCGTAGCGCGTGGCCGCCACTTCCTCGGGCGTCACCACCTGGCTGGTAATGTCGCTGGCGTCGGCCTGGCTGGTCTTGAGGCGCAGGTCCGCCTTCTCGAGTTCCGTCAGCTGCCACAGGGGCCGGAACAGCAGCGCCCACCGCTCGGGCTCGTGGCCGCGCGTCGGGCTGTTCTTGGCGCGCCAGCCCAGGCGGTACAGGTACTCCAGCGCAGGCCGCAGGCGGTTTTCCTGCCGCCCCTCGATCCTGTCGTACCAGCTGCGGATCGACGGGTCCTCGCTGCTGCCCAGGCCGCCGGCCAGCTTGCCGAACAGCACCGAGGCGGGGGTGTCGGCGGTGGCCGCCAGGCGCACAGCCCATTCCCGCAGAATGTCGGCGATGCCTGCCACGCTGGCGGTGGTGCGGTCGAACTTTTCCTCGGCGTCGACGTAGCGCATCCGCGCCACCGACTGCACCAGGGCCTGCAAGCGGGCCGTCTCGAGGAACTTGTCGCGGGCCTTGGCGCCGCCCTTGGCCAGCGCCTCGGCAAAGCCCTTGATCGCCAGGGTGCTGATGCTGAACTCCTGCAGCAGCACAGCGACGGCGTTCCACGCCTGCTCGTACTGCATCAGTGGATCGTTGATGCGGGTGAAAATGCTGTCGCCCCACCCGCGCATGGCCTGCTGCTCCTCGCGGCTGACGGGCTCGCCGTCAAACACCAGCAGGCGCGACTCGTGGACCCACCAGATCGTCGCGCCACCGGGCCCGCTGGGGATCTGCTGTGACACGGGGCCCTCGCCTGGTGCCGGGGGCCGCGCCACCTGCACCGACGTATTGCGCAGCTGGTAGATCTCGGGCTGGCCATACTTGGGGTGCCTTGGGTCGTTGTAGGGGCGCCACGCCACCACCTCGCCGTCATAGCCGCCACGGAACGCAGTGACGTGGGTGATGCGCTTGATCTTGTCGGGGTTGAGCGGCGCCGTCAGGTCGGTGGCGCCGTCGTCGGCGCCGATGAAGATCGCTGCACCACCGGCTGCGCGCTCGAGCCGCAGCGCCTGGTTCACCGTGCGCTGCAGGCCGATCGCGGTGGCCCACTTCTCCATGGCCTCGATCAGATCCTGGCCCTCGTCGTTGATGCGGGGCAGCGGCCCGGGCGGCGGGGGCGGTGCAGCCTGCGCAGCGGCCTGCAGGGCGCCCAGGGGGTCGGGGGCACCACCACCGCGGCCACCACCGCCCGACGGGTCGCTGGGCTTGCGGGCCCGCGGGTTGGGCACGTAGCCCACACCCGGAATGTACTCGTCCCACCTGCGCGCGTATTCCATGCAGGCGGCCACGGCGTCAGCGTTGCCAGCGCGGCCACGGCCGAAGCGCCGCGCATACGCGCGCCACCCTGCAGCTGCACGTGCAGGCTGGCGCATGCAGGCGTCGAGGTGGGCGGGGGCGTCGGCGGCCAGCGCCAGGTCGTCCTCGGCGGGCTGCACTTCCAGATCCCAGCCCCGCCGCGTCATCTCGTCGGGGATGCGCTCGACGATCGCGCGGCCCAGGTCGCTGCCGCGGTAGCGCGCCGCGGCCTCGGCCCAGCCCATGACGTTGAGGCCGAAGCGCGGGCCACCGGGCAGGCCGCCGCGGGTCTTGTCGCCCCAGGTGGTGCCAAGCCCCGTCAGCTCGTTTATGAAGGCGTCGAAGTTGACGCCTTCCAGCAGGGCGTCCATGCGCCCCGACTGCGCCGTGGCTACCAGCCGCTGCAAGTCGCCGCGGTACTCGGGCGTGGTGGGCTCGGCCAGGGTGGGATCGTAGCCGTCGATCCTGTCGGCCTTGCTGGGGGCTGTGGGCGTGGTGGCGCTGGTGGTGCGGGTGCGCTTGGCCATGCGCGCGATGCTATCACTTCATCCGCATGTAGATGGCCGCGGTGCCTTCCTCGCCCGGCAGCATGGTGTACGACAGGGCCCACACCAGGGCGTCCAGCCGGTTGGGGCTGGCGCCGCTGCCGTCCCACCCGCACAGCTGATCTTCCAGCAGCCCCAGGTTTGGCCCGACGTGGTGCACCTTGCCCTGCTCGTACAGCGCGGCGATGGGCTCGGCGCGGGTGCGCTTGCCGCGGCTGGCGTGCACGGCCTCATAGCTGGCGCGCCTGTCGACGGTGCGCACGGTGTTTTCCACCATGGCCCCGCCGTTGTTCTGCTCGCCGATGATCCGGTCAGCGCGGTGGCGGTTGTAGGCGTTGACGGCGGCCTCGCCCCACCCGTTGGGCGACAGGCTGCCCGACAGGTCTTCCAACACGAACCCGTGCGTGTCCACCTTGTCGTCGCCCTGGCAGGCGCACTGCCCCACGCCCGCCACCACGATGCCCGTCTCGGGCTTCTCGGGCTCGTCGTCAGCGCCGGTGCCCTCGCTGGCCTGGGGATCGATGGCCACCACGATCCGGTCAAGCTCGCCTGTCACCAGCGGGGCGTCGGCCAGCGTGCGGTAGCGCGTGGCCTCGATCAGCGCCAGCGTCCACAGGGCGCCTTCCACGTCGGTGAGGATATCGGCTTCCAGCTCCTGCCTCCCCAGGCGGGTGCCCGCGTACTGCGCAACGACGGTGCGCAGGAAGGCCTCGGCCAGGTGCCGCCGGTTTTCCTCGGTGCGGGCCCTGGTGATCATCACGGTGGGGTCGTGCAGCACGCCGATCGGTGCTTGCCCACGCGGGGCACCGATCAGCCAGGGCACGGGCTTGGGCGTGGTGGTGGCGACGGCCTGGGGCCTGTCGCCCAGGCGCAGGCCGAACATGGCCATGTCCCACGCAGCTTGTCGGGTGGTGCGGCCCCA